GAAGAAGGATCACTATCAGCATAAGTCATACGGCAAAATCTACACTCCGGTGTTTGAGATTATCGAATGGGTGAGCATGGATGGTGAGCCTGAAGTCGAGGCACCGGCACCAGCCGGGCGCCGTCGTCGCGTAGCGTAATCGCTTCCTGATGCCCATTCGCAAGAGTGGGCATTGGAAAATGATCTGGCTCGACTTTGAAACCCGCTCTACCTGCGACCTCAAGTCAGCAGGCGTCTATAACTACGCGCAAGACCTCACGACCGAGGTGCTATGCATGAGTTACGCCGTCGACGATGGCGAGGTGCAGACTTGGCTCCCCGGTCAGCCTTTGCCTGACCTGACAGGCCACCGCATCATGGCCCATAACGCCGCCTTTGAGCGGTTGATCTGCTGGTACGTTTTGCAGGTCAACATCCCGCTGGAGTCCTTCTACTGTACGGCAGCACAGGCCCGCGCCAACTGTGCGCCGGGTAGCTTAGAAGATGCCGGGCGCTTCATGGGCGCCAGCATGAAGAAGGATCACCGGGGCGCTGCCCTCATCCGCAAGATGTGCGTACCGCCGTTCCAAGAGTCGGCTGAGTTGACCGCCGAGATGATTCAGTATTGCGAACAGGATGTCCGGGCGATGCGGGCCATCAGTCAGGCCATGCGCCCACTGTCCGAGGAGGAACTACTGGACTACCATGTCAACGAGCGCATCAACGACCGTGGCGTCCTGGTCGATGTGCCGCTCTGCCGCGCAGCGGTGTCCTACGCCGCCACAGAGGCCGCTGAGATCGCCCAGATTGTCAAGGAGGTGTCAAAGGGTGAGCTTGTCTCTGTTCGCAGCCCTAAGATGCGCCAGTGGGTCTGGGATCGCGTCGGCCCCGAGGCCCGCGCCCTGATGACCAAGGACGACAAGGTCAGCATTGACAAGACCGTCCGCGCTAACCTGCTGAACTGCGACGGAGTGCCGCCCGACGTTCAGGAGATCATCCAGTGCGCCGACGACCTGTGGGCGTCCAGTGTAGCCAAGTTCAACCGCTTGGCCCAACTGGCCGACGAGGAGGACAGTCGCGTCCGGGGCGCGTTCGTGTTCGCAGGCGGCAGCGCCACTGGCCGCGCCAGCAGCTACGGCGCCCAGGTTCACAATTTCACCCGCAAATGCGCTAAAGCCCCCGAGGATGTCCGCGCCGCCATGTGCCGGGGCCACGCCATCGTTCCCAAGTACGGCAAGCGCGTTACCGACGTTCTCCGGGGGATGCTGCGCCCTGCGCTGATCCCGGCCAAGGGTCGGCAGTTCGTCGTCGCCGATTGGTCATCCATTGAGGCTAGGGTTAACCCTTGGTTGTCTGGTACGGGTCAGGCCAAGCTGGACGTTTTCGAGTCTGGCCTAGACCCGTACATCGTCAACGCATCTGGCACGTTCAACCGTACCTATGACGACATCAAGGCCGACTACGACCGCGACGGCGAGTCCGCGCAGCGCCAAATCGGCAAGGTTCAGGAGTTGGCCTGCGGCTTTGCTGGCGGCGTCGGCGCGTTTGCCAGCATGGCCCGCATCTACAGTGTGCGCCTGTCCGAGGCCGACTCTAAGCGGATGGTCGACGCGTGGCGCCGCAACAATCAGTGGGCGGTCGGCTTCTGGTCGCAGTTGGAGCAGCAGTACACCAGGGCGATGCGGAACCGTGGGCAGGAGTTCACCGCCGGGCGGATAACTTACCTGTTTGACGGCCTGCATCTCTGGTACGCTCTACCTTCTGGCCGGGTGCTATGCTACCCCTTCGCCCGGCTGGAGGACGACGGCATCAGCTACGCCAAGGCAGCGTGGAAGCCTGCTCAGGACGCCACCGAGTGGCCCCGCGCCCGACTCTGGAAAGGATTGGCCTGTGAGAATGTCACCCAGGCTGTCGCTAACGATCTGCTGCGCTACGCGCTGCGCCAGCTTGACGATGTGGTTCTGCACGTTCACGACGAGATCGTCGTCGAGGGCGGTACAGAAGAGGAAGTGCGTAGGGTGATGACTACGCCGCCAGCATGGGCCACTGGCCTGCCGCTGGACTGTGGTATCAAGACGATGCCGCGTTACGGCAAATAAAAACGCCGCCCGGTCAGGGGCGGCGCAAAGGATGACAACGTGCAATTTCTAGAGTTTATCACTAAGCTGGCGCCCGAGGGCGAGACAATGCTACTTGTGCGCCAAAAACCACAACTGCGTGGCGGCGAACGGCAGTATCACGCCGACGGGGCCGTCAAGGCCACTTGGCCCTCGTACCTGCCGTCCCACGGCGTCCGTGAGGGCGAGGCATGGTACGGCAACACCGCCAGTTTTATTGTTGACCGTTTCGAGGAGGGGCGCGTGTCGGCCAGCGCGGCCAATTGCGAGTACTGCGCCGTGATGGTGCTGGATGACATTGGCACTAAGTCCAAGACCCCGCCGCTGCCGCCGACTTGGATTATGGAAACGTCGCCCGGCAACTACCAGTACGGCTACGTCTTCAGCGAGCAGCCGCCCAAGGGCGAGTTCGCCGCCGCTATCAAGGCCATCGCCGCTGCGGGCTACACCGACCCCGGCGCCTGTAACCCCGTCCGCAACTTCCGCCTGCCCGGTTCGGTCAACCTCAAGCCTGACAAGGCCGAGTTTGCGTCTGCGTTGGTCGAGTTCCACCCCGAGCGCGAGTACCTGCTGGCCGACATCTGCGCCGCCCTTGATGTGACGCCCGGCCCGGCTGAGTCCTCCGGCCCCCGCCCGATACGAATGGCCGACGATGGCGCCGACGACGTGCTGGTTTGGCTGTCCGGCCAGGGTCTGCTGTTGTCGCACCCCAACGCCGAGGGCTGGGCGGGCGTCATCTGCCCGAATAGCGCCGAGCATACCGACGGCAACCCAGAGGGCCGCTATATGCCCCTTAACCGGGCGTTCTGCTGTATGCACGGCCACTGCGTCGACCTTGACAGCAACACCTTCATGCAGTGGGTCGCTGACCAGGGCGGCCCCCGCCACGCCCCCGGCCTGCGCGACGAACTGATGGCCGCGCACCTTGAACTGGCCCTTGCCAAGATCAAACCCAGCGCCGCTTACCCCGACGCCGCCGCCGAAATCATCGCCGAGGTCGAGCAACGCGAGCTGGGCCGGGTCGAGAAGTCGGGCTGGTATTCTAGGTTCGCATATCTTCAGAACGACGAGGCGTTCTTTGATATGCAAGACCGCCGCGAGATACCCCGACAGACCTTTAACGCCCTGTTCCGGCACATCAAGTGCGTGTCGATTCACTCCACCGGCAAGTCGGCCCGCCGAATTGAGGCCAGCGTATGCTTTGACGAGAACCGGCAGGCCGCTGGCGCTAAGTCGCTGGTCGGCATAACCTTCGCCGCTGGCGAGTCGGTGCTGGTGTCGCGCGATGGGCTGGTTTACGGCAACCGCTGGCGCGACGCCCGCCCGACGCCTGTGGCCTGCGATGTCAGCATTTGGCTGCGCCATCTGGAGCGTATGGTTCCCCTCGACTTTGAGCGTGAGCATCTCCTGAACGTGCTGGCCCATAAAGTGCAGTTCCCCGGTCATAAGATCAACCATGCCGTGCTGTTGGGCGGCAAGCCAGGGTCTGGCAAGGATACCCTGCTGGCCCCGTTTTTCTGGTCTATCGGTGGCCCGGCCAAGCTGAACTGTTCGCTGGTCAAAAATGAAGACCTGACCTCACAGTGGGGCTACGGGCTGGAGTGCGAGGTGATGGAGATTGCCGAGTTGCGCCAGAGTGAGGCCCGCGACCGCCGGGCGTTGGAGAATCACTTGAAGCCAGTGATCGCCGCCCCGCCCGAGTACCTGCCGGTCAACCGCAAGGGCTTGCACCCTTACATGGCCCTCAATCGTGTGCTGGTCGTGGCCTTCTCTAATGAGCGCGTGTCGATCTCGCTGCCCTCCGATGACCGCCGCTGGTTTGTCCTATGGGCGGCGGCTGAACGCCTGCCCGAGGCCGACGCCGTGGCCCTCTGGAACTGGTACGTCCACCGGGGCGGTTTCGCGGGCGTGGCGGCGTGGCTGATGGCCCGTGACGTGTCCGCCTTCAACCCCGCCGCCCCGCCGCCCATGACCGAAGCCAAGGCCATCATGGTCGAGGCGGGTATGAGTACCGCCGAATCGGTGCTGGTCGAGATGATGCGCGAGCGTCGCGGCCCCTTCGCCCAGGGCGTGATCGGCTCGCCGTTTCACATTATCTGTGACCGGGTGCAGGGGTCGGGCGCCGTGGCCCCCGGCATTAAGATCGTCCAGGGCGCGCTGTTCCATGCGTTCCGCGAGGCCGGTTGGGTCGATATGGGCCTGATTCATTCCCGAGACTTCAACTCTAAGAAGCATATTTTCGTGGCGCCTGAACTGGTCAACATGAGTCGGTCGGAGATGCGCCGGACGGTCGCATGAAAATCACGATAGCCCGGCTAACGTAAAAAACGGCCCTTACGGGCCGTTTTCTATAGGTTCAACAGCAGCGCCATCAGGGCGGCTACTAGGGCCGCTAAGAGCATGACCGCCCCCAAGCGTCGCGCAGCGGCGTGAAGTTGACGCCCGGCCCGGCTGGCGCGGCAAACAGGCCCGGCCCCCGCCGAATGCGCCCCCAGGCGTCGCGTCGGTTGAGGTTCACCAGTTCGCCGCGCTTAACGGCGCCGTACACCTGATCGCGCGTCCAGCCGTCGGCCAGCAGTTCCCGCATAGTCTTAGGCAGCATCGCAGACCTCCATGCTATCCTCGCCCTCGGGCACACTCAGACGGTCGCTAAGTGAATCGTAGAAGCCCACTAGATTAGCGTCACCGTAGGGCGCCGCATGATTCTTAAACAGGCGCCGCTCCGAGTTGAGGCCATAGTACTGCGCGACGTAGGCTGCCGTGCTGAGTGTGGCGCCTTCGGTCGGGTACATACGCCGCTCCGCGCCCTTCGACTTGATGATCTTATGCTTACCTGTGAATTTCAACAGTTCGCCCAGGATGTCGCGGTCGTCGCGTACAGTGTACCGGGCGCGGCCTAGTGTGATGGTTTTCATGGTTTCATATTCCAAAAATAGTAAATGAACGGCCCGCCCCATATGGCCGCGCCGATGACGGCTTGCGCCAACTTGATCAGAATAGTTTTTACCATTTGTTGATCCATGCGAGAGTGTCAGCGTCGTCGTACGCGCCAAGCATGGCGTCGGTCAACTGGTCGCGGGTCACCGATGGGTCTTCCGCGACCGCCTCGCGCCAGCCGTTGTTTGGGTCTAGTGAGTCGGCGAAATCAAGTAGCTGGGGGATGCTGTAGTGGCGCAGCATATCGGGTAGCGTGGTCATGCTGCCGCCTTGTCGTTGATACCTTGAATATAGGCGTGCATGAGGTTCAACAGTTCACGCTTAGGAATGTGGCCGGTCGACAGCGGCGAGGATACGCCGCCGCCTTGATTGTGCATACGGTGCAGGCATACGCCGCCGTATGCGCCGCTCAGATGATAGTTGCCGACGTTAATCTTGCCGTCGGTGTACGGCGTCATGGGCGAGCCGGTAATGCGGTTAATGCGGTCGACGACGACTTGCAGTTGGGAATCTGTAACGCGCTGTTGCATGGTGAACCTTACTTTATTGTTTGATGCGGATTGCATCGCATAGCGGCCAGTGGCCGCTATACGCTGGAATCAGACTTCGCTGTTATGCAGCAATGCGCCGTTGACCATGGTGAAGTCAGACCATGCGTTAGCCGATTCAATGGCAAGATCAATAGCTTTTTGAGTACGTTTCGAACCAGTGCGGTGCAATTGCGCCATGGTGCGAAGCAGTGCACCGCGACCCATAACACGAGCACGGTCTATCTGTTTTTGTTCTGCTTTGGTGATGTTCATAATGTTGTCCTAGTTGTCATGGCGATCTTGCCATGGTTGATAGTGTAACCGATTTTGTAGCATTGCAACGTCTTTTTGCTAAGTACTTTCCCTAGTGTGTGTGTGTGGGTCATGTGTGTCGAACTGTGGGTTGGCTGTGGGTGACGACGTGAGCCTAGTACTGCCCAATGAAAATGCCCTCTTGTGTGTCATGTGTGTCATGTATTTGATTAGACTTATGAAAGAATATATACTGTATATATATACAGTGGTTTGTATAGGGCTAGGCTAGTGCCGCGCCAAGTGTGCGGAGTTTCAGCGACTCAAAACGCATGGCACACATAGACCACATGACCCACACTCCAAAATCATGTGCCATGTGTGCCATGTCTGCCAGATGGCACACATGGCACACGCTGCCGTGCGCCCTGGTAGCGCGTGCCGTGCGCCCTGGTAGCGTGTGTGTTGGCACACACGGCACACGGCTGCTGGCGGTCGCCCTGGCGGTCGCCCTGGCGGTCGGCTGGCGGTCAAGGCCGGGGGGGGAGGGCCGAGCGCCGATGGTCACGGCTACGGAGCGTCCGCAGACAATTTTTTGCAGACAATTTTTTGCGTAGAATTTTTATTTTTTATGATATAAACCCGACATGGTCTCATTTCCGCTATCAATTCGAGAGCTAAAAGCAACAGAGTCGCGCTTACAGGCCGTGTACGACGCAGCAAAGCTGGGCCTGCGCGGCGAGACACTCGCGCTTGCAGCCGGTATGCTGCCGCAAGAGTTCATGACGCTGAGTAACTTTGATCCAGTCGTCAACATGGCCGCGATGAAGGGCAAGGCCGACGGCGAACGCGAGATGGCCGAGATACTGCACAACGCAGCGCGAGGCGGCGACGCCAAGGCGGCGCTAGAGATACTGAAGCATCAACACGGCTGGGTCGCCAAGCAGGCCATCTCAGTAGAGATCGACCAACGCATATCCATAACCCAGGCGCTGGCAGAGGCAGAGCGGCGCGTCATAGAAATCATAGATGCAGACCACAATCTACCAACCTGAAGACGAACAAGAACTCATGGCCCGGCTGTGGAGTCCGGCGCTGAAAGACAACCCACTGGCGTTTGTGCTGTACCTGTTCCCCTGGGGGCGCAAGGGGACGCCGCTGGAACACTTCACCGGCCCGCGCAAATGGCAGCGCGAAGTGCTGCAAGATATTGCCGACCATATTAAGAAGAACAAGGGCGTTGTCGACTACTCGGTATTGCAGGAGGCAGTGTCCAGCGGACGGGGTATTGGTAAGTCTGCGCTAGTGAGTTGGCTAACTATATGGATGACATCGACGCGAATTGGCTCGACAACCATTATCTCGGCCAACTCGGAAAACCAGTTACGCAGTATCACCTGGGCGGAGATAACTAAATGGCTGGCTATGGGGTTAAACAGCCACTGGTTTGAGGTAAGTGCCACCAGAGTAGCCCCAGCTAAGTGGTTGACTGAGTTAGTTGAGCGCGATCTGAAGAAGGGTACGAGGTATTGGGGTGTAGAAGGCCGATTATGGTCAGCGGAAAACCCGGATGCTTATGCTGGTGTGCACAATTTTGACGGTGTGTTGGTGATTTTTGACGAAGCGAGTGGTATTGATGACTCAATTTGGTCGGTCACTGGTGGATTTTTCACGGAAAACACGCCGAATCGTTTTTGGCTGGCGTTTTCTAACCCACGGCGCAACACGGGGTACTTTTACGAGACTTTTCACTCAAAGCGGGACTTTTGGGCGACTAAAGTGGTGGATGCGCGGACGGTGGAGGGGACGGACAAGGCGGTTTATGAGCGGATCATTGCGGAGTACGGGCCGGACAGTGCTCAGGCGCACGTTGAGGTGTATGGTGAGTTCCCACGGGCGGGGGATGACCAGTTTATACCGTCGGACGTAGTCGACGAGGCGATGAAGAGGCCTAAGTACAAGGACAACTCAGCCCCGATCATTATTGGTGTTGACCCGGCGCGGTTTGGGGCGGATGCGACTGTGATTGCGGTGCGGCAGGGGCGGGATATTGTGGCGATTAAAAAGTACCGGGGGGATGACACCATGACGGTGGTGGGGCATATCATTGAAGCGATTGAGGAGTACAAACCGACGTTAGTCGTAATTGATGAGGGTGGGTTGGGGGCGGGGATTGTGGATAGGCTCAAGGAGCAGCGGTACAAGATCAAGGGGGTGAACTTTGGGAACAAGTCAAAAAACCCAATAATGTATGGAAATATGAGGGCGCAGATGTGGGGGGATATGAAAGCGTGGTTGAAATCTGCTAGTATTCCGCACGATAGGTTTTTGAAGACAGACCTGATTTCACCCTTGATGAAGCCTGATTCACGGGGTACGATCTTCTTGGAGAGCAAGAAAGAGATGAAAGCACGGGGTTTAGCTAGTCCAGATGCTGCGGATGCTATCTGTGTGACGTTTGCTTTCCCTGTGGCGCATCGTGAGTATCGTGAGGCGACCCCTCGCAGGTACTCTGACTATTCGGCGGTATCAACTGGATGGATGGGATCATGAAAACAAGCAAACCCGGCCTATATGCCAACATTCACGCCAAGCAGGAGCGCATCAAAGCTGGCTCTGGCGAGAAGATGAACAAGGTTGGCAGCAAGGCAGCGCCTAGCGCCAAAGATTTCAAAGACTCTGCCAAGACGGCTAAGAAGAAGTGATGGCTGACTACACTGGCATTAACAAGGTTGGTCAAGTCGCCAATGTTGGCGGGGGGCCGGGTGAGAAGGACGACCAGCGCGATATGCTGGCAACCATGCGCTCACGCTTAACAATGGCGGTGGATGCCTACAGCGACTCGCGCAGCAACGAACTGGATGACTTGCGGTTCATGGCTGGCAGCCCGGACAACCAGTGGCAATGGCCTGCTGACGTACTGGCGACTCGCGGTGCTGTCCAAGGGCAGACCATCAACGCCCGTCCTTGCCTGACTATTAACAAACTGCCGCAGCACGTTCGCCAGGTTACCAACGACCAGCGGTACAACAAGCCTAGCGGCAAAGTAATCCCCGCCGATGACGTTGCTGACCCTGAGATGGCGGAAATTTTCAACGGCATAGTGCGGCACATTGAGTACATCAGTGACGCGGACATTGCCTACGCAACTGCTTGCGAGAACCAGGTTACCTATGGTGAAGGCTACATTCGGGTACTAACTGAATACTGCAATGAGAACAGCTTTGACCAAGAACTGAAGATTGGCCGGGTTCGAAACTCATTTTCGGTGTTTATGGATCCCGCCATCCAAGACCCATGCGGTGCGGATGCGCGGTGGTGCTTTGTCACGGAGGACGTACCCAAGGACGAGTACGAGCGCCTGTACCCAGATGCCGCGCCGATTAGCAGCTTGCAGTCCCTTGGCATTGGCGACCAAGACCTGACGCAGTGGTTGCGCGATGAGACGGTGCGGATTGCTGAGTATTTCTACGTAGAGTACAAGCCTGAGACGCTGAACCTGTACCCCAACAACATCACGGCGTTTAACAACACGCCTGATGACAAGCAACTAAAAGCACTCTACGGCAAGCCGCTTAAAAACCGGGTTGTGCAGCGGGAGAAAGTTTGCTGGGTCAAGACCAACGGCTACGAGGTGTTGGAAAAGCGCGATTGGGCGGGTAAGTACATTCCCATTGTGCGGGTGGTGGGCAACGAGTTTGAGGTTGACGGGCAGATTTATGTCTCCGGTCTGGTGCGGAATGCCAAGGACGCCCAACGGATGTACAACTATTGGGTAAGCCAAGAGGCCGAGATGCTGGCCCTGGCGCCTAAAGCCCCGTTTATTGGCTACGGTGGGCAGTTTGAAGGCTATGAGACTCAGTGGAAGACCGCCAACACCACCAACTGGCCCTACCTTGAGGTCAATCCAGACGTTACAGACGGTGCTGGCGGGAGTCTGCCACTACCACAACGCGCACAGCCACCAATGGCCTCTACTGGCCTTTTGCAAGCCAAATCAGGAGCGTCTGAGGACATTAAGGCTGCAACAGGGCAGTACAACGCTAGTCTAGGTATGGGCGGCAACGAGCGCAGCGGCAAGGCTATCCTAGCCCGTCAGCGCGAGGGTGACGTTGGTACTTACCACTATGTTGACAATTTGGCTCGGGCTATCCGCTACGTGACCCGGCAACTGGTGGACATGATCCCCAAAATCTACGATACCCAGCGTATTGCGCGGATTATTGGCGAGGATGGCGACACGGACATGGCAAAGATTGACCCGTCGCAGCAGGAGCCGGTTAAACGGATTGTCGACCAGCAGGGCATTGAGATTGACAAGATTTACAACCCCAACGTCGGCAAGTACGATGTGGTGGTGACCACCGGCCCAAGCTACAGCACTAGACGCCAAGAGACACGGGAAGAAATGGCGCAATTGCTGCAAGGCAACCCTGCGCTTATGCAGATTGCAGGCGACTTGTTTGTTAAAGCAATGGACTGGCCTGGTGCGGATGAGTTGGCTAAACGGCTGGCTAAGACTATTGACCCCAAACTTTTAAGCGACGATGAAGACCCGGCCCTGCAGGCTGCCAATATGCAAATGCAAGCGATGGGGCAAGAGATGCAGCAAATGCAAGAAATGTTGCAAAACGTCCAGCAGTCAATGGAAGCGCAAACTCTGGAGATCAAGCGTTTTGACTCTGAGGTCAAAGCCTACGATGTAGAAACCAAGCGCATGACTGCCTTGTCGGCTGCTATGACGCCAGATCAGGTGCAAGAGGTGGTGCTAGGTACAATCCACGGCATGATTACCAGCGGCGACCTGATTAATGAAATGCCAGGGCGTGATATTGGTATGCCAGAAATGGAAATGCAACCACAGGAGATGCCACAATGAAAGGCAATGAATTTGTAGGTATGCTGTTTCTGGCGCGTGATGTAGCGCACAGCGTTCATTTGAATACCCGTAGCTACTCCAAACACGTTGCGCTCAATATTTTTTACGAACGTATTGTTGGTGCTGCGGATGATTTTGCTGAAGCCTACCAAGGCCGGTATGGCCTGATGGGTCAGATTACGCTGGGCAACAACAAAAAAACGGCCAACATTATTGAGTTTCTTCAAAGCCAGTTAGATGAGATTGAAAAAGTACGCTATGAAGTGTGCGATAAATCTGACAGTTCGCTTCAGCAGTTGATTGACAACATTGTTGAGATTTATCTGCGTACTCTCTACAAGTTGAGGTTTTTAGCATGAGTACAACATCTTTAGCCCCAACGCCCAAGCTGCAATTCTTTGACGCCAATGGCGCGCCGCTGGTGGGCGGGAAGCTGTATACCTACGCTGCCGGTACAACGACTCCATTGGCGTCCTACACCGATTCCACAGGCAACACTGCCAACACTAACCCCATCATCCTAGACAGCCGTGGCGAGGCCAATGTGTGGCTCAGTGGGGCTATTTACAAGTTTGCCTTGTACAGCGCCACCAACGTGCTGATCTGGACGGTAGACAACATCAACGGCACAACCTTTTCAAGCAACGCTACTGGCACAGGTTCGCAGGTTGCTTTCTCTGTGGTCAACGGGTTTACCGCCATTTACATCAACGGTGTGTATCAAAACCGCAACACCTACACGGTCACTAGCGGCACGGTAACGTTTAGCGAAGCGCCGCCATACACATCCATTATTGAAGTTGTTTACAACTAGGAACTGCCATGTTAAAAGCCACAACCTCAGTCATCAACGCCAGCCAGATTGCAACGCCTATCACATTGCCTGGTAACGTTACCCTATCTACCGGCAATCTCGTCATTGGCACCGCAGGCAAAGGCATTGACTTTTCCGCAGACCCTTCTGCTCCTGGCATGACCAGCGAGTTGTTGGACGACTATGAAGAAGGAACATGGACACCAGCATGGGGTGGAACAACTGGAAATCCAACTGCGACTTATTCAACACAAACAGGCAAATATACAAAAATTGGCAATCGTGTTTTTATGTGGTTTGAAATTGCAACAGCTACTGCATCTGGTGGGTCTGGAACGCTTCGCATTACTGGACTTCCATTTACTATCTCAAATGCCAGTTTAAAAACTGATTACGCTGTCACGTTTACTACAAACATGCCTGAAGGGTCTATTGCATCTGGTACTACCATCAATCTGACAGCTCGTAAATCTGACGTTGAAATTAGTTATTTATCTATCTCATCGTTGAACGGAACTTCGTACATTATTGGCACGATTGTTGGTGAGGCTTAAGGAAAAATCATGAGTCTTACTAAAGCATCTTATTCGATGATTGAGGGCGCTGTAGTCAACGTCAAAGACTTTGGCGCAAAAGGCGATGGAATTGCAGATGACACAGATGCAATTCAAGCTGCTATTGATTACGCCATCAAGCAATACGACCCCACTGAAACCACTAATAACACAAGCAGTGTTGAGTATTATTGGCAGCAGAAAGCCGTTTACTTTCCTCGTGGCAAGTATCAAATACTGACAACTCTAAATTTGAGTTTTCGCAATCATTTCACCATATTCGGTGAAGACAAGTTCAATACTTCCATCTGGTACAACCCACCAGCCCCCACAAGCGGCATTGTGATTGACGCACGTTGCTCTAGTTGGGCCACGTTCAAAAACTTTCAGATCAACCTAGGTTTTAAAGCCCGCACCGGAATTTATTGTGCAGGCAATGGAGTCACTGCTCCCGGCTCTAAAGGTAATGTCACTGAGAACACGTTCCGCGATCTGATGTTCTGGTGCCAGCAAGGTGACTTGTCACCACCGTATAACGACTATCCAGACACCTACGACCCACTTGATGCCATGCTGTGCGTTTACACCACAGAGGGCAATCCGGGCTACGACTCGATGGACGATTCTGTCATCGAAAACTGCCTATTTTCGGCAAACTCGCTGAACAACGGTTTTGCGATTGCCACCTCATCGGGCTACAACCGGATCACGAACTGCGATGCGTTTGCCGCAAACGGCATTTTGCTTGGCAATGGTGCAGCGTTCACTTTGACCGATTCAACATTTGTGCTGTACGGCCCGGAAGTTGAGGATGGCTCGCACAATCACGCGATGATCAAATACTCTCCAGAAGATACTTTGATCTCCAATATTTACGTCACAAACTGTTATCTGGAAAGTAATAACTACTACGGCACCTTTTGGGGCGCAAAGGTTGCTTACTATTTCCAGTCTGCAACACCACCTGCTCCTGATCTTCAGTCTCGGCCACGCATGTCGTTCCGTGGTGGCTTGTATTCTGCTGGAAAGAACGACCAGTTCCAGTTTGACATTCAGGCAAATCGACGTGCCACGATCAACATTTATGACGTTGATCTACAAGGAAATAACCAAGCTGTCATTTTTGCGCCTGATTCGTCCGTCAGCATTTACAGCAAGAATACAGCATCAACCGGAAGTTCTAATACTTACCAAACGTGGTTGCCAGTTGCTTACAATTCGTTGAATTTGCATTACGATAATCCTGATTATTCTGTTTCTGGTGCTTCAGTTCCAGATGCTAACATCACGATTACTGCAACAAATTATGCATCCGGTCTTGATTTCTTTGACATGGACACCGCGCTTGTCGTTTCTTCAACAACGAATGGCAATGTCACAATTACATTGCAAAAGAACGCCACAATTACACGCCAGATCACATTGCGATCAAACATCACAATTGCTCTCAATGGCTATTCGTTGACGGTCAACGCCAATGTCTACAACGAAGGTTCACTGACCATCACAAACATCCCTGGCAGCGCAACACAAGGCGGTAGTCTGCTGAGTGCAACCAATGGAATCTTGAACTATGGTTCATTAAAGGTCACAAACACGACAATGACAACAGCCATTGGAGCAAAGTCAGGCATTGCATCGTTTGCTAAAGTTGCTTTCAGCGGCTCTGGCTCAAACGTTGTTTTGGACGACGATGCTCAGGTCTATATTGATGCGACTACCAGTACATTCGTTGGAACTGGTGACATTGTGTACATCAACAGCAATTTAAGCAAAGCTGTTGTCAGAAACACTACTTATTCACCACCAGCTACAGGTTCATGGCGTGTTGGCACAATAGTCGAAGCAATAACACCTGTCAGCGGCCAATATGTTGGATCGGTTTGCACTGTTTCTGGTACACCTGGGACATGGAAAGCGTTTGGAGCAATTCTTTAATCGAAGGAAATCATTATGTTAGAAAAAAATGTTTCAGTTGACCGCACGGAGGTTTTAGAAAACGGTTGTGTGCAAGTTCGCACCAAGACCGCAATTATGGAAGATGGCAAGCAAATCAGTGGCACGTTCCACCGTCACGTTGTCGCCCCCGGTGATGACTACAGCGCCGAGGATGCCCGTGTGAAGGCTATTTGCAAAGCAACGCATACGGCAGCTGTGGTGACTGCTTACAAGGCTGCTGCTCAACCATGATACGAACCGCCTCTGGCCCAATCCTGCTGTACATGAAAGCCTGTGGATTCCAGGGGTGGACTAGCTTTTGGAACGTCATCTACATGGCCCCCGGCTATGAGTTGAACAACGTTTTAATACGGCATGAAATGATGCACCTAGAGCAGATGCGGCGGGATGGCAAGGTCTTGTACGCTATCAAGTACACCTACTGGTTACTGCGCTATGGTTATAAAATGAATCCGTATGAAGTTGAGGCACGAGCCGCTGAACAAACTTGAAAGACAAACATGACTGATACCACTGCGTTTATCCAAAACGGCGCTACAACGGCCATTACTGCAAATTCCAGCGCACCTACTGCCGTACAAATTCCGCCTAATTTTACGGCCTCAACGCCGCCCCGTAACCAATACCGGGTTGTCAATGTTGGTTCAATAACCGCATTTTTAGGGGCTGGTGCAACTGCCGCTATTGCGGCAACTAACGCTGCGGCAGTTACAACAACCGGCAATGCCATGCCCATTGTGGCTGGCGCTGTGGAAGTGTTTAGCTTCCCACCAACTTGGTATTTCACCGCAACTGCGGCTTCTTCTTGTGTGCTTTACATAACGCCGGGGGAAGGTCTATAATATTTGTACTGGCCCAATGACCAGGGATTCTCAGGAATCAAAATGTCAGAAGTAGAGCAATCAGCGGAATTAGCCCCCGCGCCGGAACTGGAAGCCACGGCGGCCACACCAGAACCCGTAGTTGAAACGCCGGAAGTAGCAAGCAAGACATTCTCGCAGGAGGAACTTGACGCCGCTATTGGAAAACGTCTCGCAAGAGAGCAGCGAAAGTGGGAACGAGAGCGACAGCCTGCGCCACCAGTGGCAGTGGACTTACCTCCGCAAGATCAGTTTGAGTCGGTTGATGCTTACGCAGAAGCCAAGGCTTATAAGCTGATTGAGCAGCGGGAAATCCAGAAACAGCAAGCTGAGATTCTTGACAACTATCATGAGCGTGAAGAAACGGCTCGGTCTAAGTACAGCGACTTTGAACAAGTTGCCTACAACCCGAACCTGAAAATCACAACCGTGATGGCGCAGACGATTCAATCGTCGGATATTGGGCCTGACTTGGTTTATCACCTTGGCTCAAATCCGAAAGAGGCAGATCGTATTTCTCGACTATCGCCTATTTTGCAGGCAAAAGAGCTTGGACGGCTTGAGGCTAAGTTAGCCGATAACCCCGTTCAAAAACGCACTTCTGGTGCGCCTGAACCGATTTCACCAGTCACCGCCCGAGGGGTGGGTTCTGGGTCTTACGACACGACTGACCCACGGTCTACCAAGACCATGACAACCAGTCAGTGGATTGAGGCCGAAAGAGCAAGGCAAGTGAAAGCGCAACAAGCGCGTAAGTTTTAATTCTCCTGTGATCGAGTACAATGATTACTCGAAATCAGGAGAAACAAAATGGAGAGTGACAATTTAAATTTGACGGCTGAAGAACTGAAGCGGCAACGCAACAGAGAAGCATCTGTTAAATATAGAGAACAAAACCGGGAACGGTTTAATCAACGTATGCGGGACTGGCGTGAAGCAAATCGGGATAAAGACCGAGAGCATAAACGTGAAAACCGCAACCGCAAGTTAATGAATGGAACGCCTGAGGAGGTCGCTGCGATACGCAAGGCTGAGTCAGACAAAACCAAACGATTGCAGGCGGTTTGCAGAGACCAAGTGTTTGAAGCCTATGGTGGATACAAGTGCAACTGCTGCGGAGAAAATGAACCGATGTTTCTTTCTATAGATCATGTAGACAACGACGGCGCTATTGAGCGAAAATCAGGCAAATACTGCGGAAGCGGTACTGGGTTTTATCAGTGGCTTCGTAAGAACAAGTTTCCTTTGGGATACCAAGTTCTTTGCATGAACTGTAATACGGGAAAACATAAAAACGGCGGCGTTTGTCCTCACCAAACTTCTTTAATTTTGAAAGGTATTTAAAATGGCTAACTCGATTCTCACCATTGACATGATCACAAGGAAGGCTTTGGAAATCCTTGAAAACAACCTGGTGATTACCCGCAACGTGAACCGCCAGTACGATGACAGCTTTGCTGTTAACGGTGCCAAGATTGGTTCTACCCTGCGTATCCGCCTGCCTGACCGCGCTTTGGTC